AGATGATAAAATATTATACAGGGAGGATATCTATACATGGCGAATAGTAGAAGGGTGGTTGAAGATATTACGCCGCACAGCCCAAACGAAAGTGTCGTCTTTGATCTCACCACAACCAATTGGGATACCGCGCCATCGGCAGCCACGATAAATCTGTATGAAATCAAGCCGTACAACACTCTGGTATTAGCCTCCGCAACTGTTCATCTGAATGGCAGCGTTAGCATTACGGGGGATGTTGTAACGTATCCTGTTATCCGGGCCCTCGTATCTCGGACAAAATACCGCGTCTTGTCGCTGCTGACTTTTGCCAGCGGAAACGAATTAGAGGCGGTCTGGGATATTGAGTGCGAATGATGGGCGAGAAAATCAGAGCCGTTGAGATCCGCGCCGAAGTGCGGCAGATAAAGACGATGGCAGACGGAACAATCAATCTTGTGTTGAATTTGCCAGAGGATTGCAGGGAACAGGCAAAGATACTGCTTGATTGGCTGAAATTGGAGGTCAAGGCGGTGATTGCCTGTTAGCAGGCAGGGTACAGGAATGATCAGAGACGATAAGGGGAGATTTATAAAAGGACAATCCGGCAATCCCAGTGGAAGGCCCAAAAAAGAGCGTGAGGAGCGATTCCTGGAGATTACGCTTTCCAGAGTTACCTTTGGGGATTGGGCGGAAATTATCGAGAAGGCTATTAGCCAAGCCAAGCGCGGCGATGCTGTGGCGCGCAAGTTCCTGGCCGATTATCTCATTGGCCCGCCTGTGCAACGCCAGGAGGTAACCGGCGCTGATGGCGGCCCTATTTACGTGGTCAACTGGGATGCAGACGCAGACAATTCAGATTGATGCTATTTTGTATGGCCGTTGATTATATGTTCGGCTTGGCTGGAGAACAGTTGAAGATTGTGAATCGCGTTATTAGATGGATCGCCGTCAATGTGATGGACTACCTCGCTTGGGTCAAGGAAACGACCAAGATACTGTTCCATTACGTGACGATGTTCGAGAATGTATTTAGTGCCAGACGACTTGATATACGAGGGGTAAGGATGATTATCTGGAGCAACAATCATCACGTAACCATCTTTTCGTTTTTTGCGTCCGCCCGTCCATCGTGGAGCTTTGTCTTTGATTTTGCCAAACATAGGATTATCAGATCCGGATTTACCACGCCCATACATAGGGTTATTCATCCCTCTAATGTCACGATGGTAAGCTGGATTGGCGTCGGTGAGATTGCGCGCTGTTATGCCACAACTAATCGAGCAGTATTGACGCTCCGGCGCGCTTTTGTATTGCCAGAACTCTTTACCGCATTGAGTGCAGGCAACAAGTCTACCTGTCTTTTTAGCTTTGCTTGCACACTTCATCGAGCAATATATAGGCTTTATAGACGGGTATGTTTGATAGTCTTTCCCGCATTGGTGGCATGTTCTAGTGATCATAGACTTAATTATACTACAGGCTGGTAGAAGATGCAAACACCACGAATAATACAGATAGATGCAAAACCCCACCCTGGGCAAAAGGAGGTTCACGATTCGCCTGCGCGGTTCAAAGTTTTAGCCGCCGGGCGACGTTGAGCTGGGGAAAAACGCGCTTGGGAGTAAACGAGTGCCTTAGTGTAGCAGCCAGAGGTGGGCGCGCCTGGTGGGTGGCTCCGACATACAAAATGTCCGAGGTGGGCTGGAGGCCGTTACAGCGCATTGGCACTAAGATAAACGCAGAAGTACGCAAGGTTGACCGACAGATCATCCTGCCTGGCGGGGGCGAGGTAACAGTCAGGAGCGCGGATAATCCCGACAGCCTGCGGGGTGAGGGATTGGATTTTATTGTATTGGATGAGGTTGCATTCATGGTCGAGCAGACCTGGACCGAGGCGCTGCGTCCAGCGCTTTCGGACCGCCAGGGCAAGGCACTGTTTATCAGCACTCCTAAGCGGCGCAATTGGTTTTTTCAATACTGGCTTAGAGGGCGCGGGGATAGCGCGGAGTGGCATTCCTGGCGCTTCCCTACCAGTTCCAATCCATACATTCTGCCGGATGAGATCGAGGCAGCGCGCGGGGATTTGCCAGAGGATATCTTCAAGCAAGAATATCTGGCTGAATTCCTGGAGGGTGAGGGGCAGGTATTCCGCAATATTCGCCCCTGTATGTTCGCCCCTGCCGGCGCGCGCCCAGCAGACCACGAGGGACACAATCTTATCATGGGGGTGGATTGGGGAAAGCAGCGTGATTTTACTGCTACCAGCCTGGGTTGCGCTACGTGTAAAGTCGAGATAACAAAGGACAGGTATAACCGGATCGATTATGCTTTCCAGCGCGGGCGCATTCGTGCAGTATATGATGAGTGGAAGCCCAATAGCATCCTGGTAGAGTTGAACGCGATGGGAGAACCCAATTTCGAGATGCTATACCGCGAAGAATTGCCAGTACAGGGTTTCATGATGACTGCCGCTAACAAGCCACAACTAATTGAAAACCTTGCCTTGACATTCGAGCGCGCTGAGTGGCAATTCCTGGACGACCCGATTTGGACGGCAGAGCTGGAAGCGTATGAGCGCAAGGTCAACCAGGTAACGGCGCGCAGCACATATAGCGCTCCAGAAGGGGTGCATGATGACACGGTAATCGCTAGAGCCTTGATGGTAAGGGCTGGGGAGGGATGGTGGTTCACATGAAAAAGAGTTATCCGATCGTTGGCACAAAATCTAGTTTGCTGTGGGACGAAAAGACTGACGCATGGGTATATATCAGTGGGGAGCCAGAGCGTCCGGAAAATCCCAAGTCATATTTCAAAGTTGTCCCGACATTGTACCGCGCCGTTGATAGGCGGGCGAAATCCGTCGCCACTTTGCCCTGGGCGCTGATGAAGGGGGAGACGGAATACGAGACATCCGACGCGTATGAGAACAAAGACGGGCTGGTGTCCAATATGTTCAACATGTTGTACCTGATCGAGGCTAGCATGACGCTCACGGGGCAGGCATACTGGAAGCGGGAAAAGAATCTCGCCGGCTATGACAAGCTGCGCCATCTGATCCCAACCAGCCTTAAACTCGATGAGGAGCGAGCGACGCGTGGCGAATTGGTCTGGAAGCGCTACGATCCGGTATTGAAGCGCGACCGCGAATATACCCCCAAAGAAATCATTTATTTCTGGTATCTCGATCCGTATGTAGAGATTGGGCCGCCATCATCCTGGCCCGTGCAGTCTGCTATGGCTGCCTGCGGAGTGCTGGCGAACATAGATGAGTTTGCACGTAACTTTTTCATGCGCGGCGCAATCAAGGCCATGCTGTTTGCGATGGAGGGTATATCTCCGCAAGAGGGGCAGAAATTCGAGAGTTGGTGGAAGCGGTTTGTAGGCGGTATCAACAATGCGTTTACGACCAAAGTGCTAAACGCTGCCAAAGTAACCCCCGTAGTGGTTGGTGAGGGGATCAAGGAGCTCGAAAACGTTAGCATCACCCAGGATAAGCGCGAAGAGGTTGCCGTGGCCCTGGATATTCCATTCTCGCTATTGTTTTCCAATGCCGCAAACTATGCCACTGCTGAGCGGGACAAATTGAATTGGTATGAAGATTTCGTAGTCCCTGAAGCGGAATTCATCGCCGGGATATTGAATGAACAGGTTTACGAGCCGCTGGGGTTGCGCCTGGAGTTCCGCCCTGAAACCCTGGATATCTTCCAGGAGGATGAGACGCAGCGGGCGACTGCCATGAGTGCGTTCATGGATGCGCTGGAGAAAGCAAACACTTTCGAGATGGCACAGGCCCTATTCTTGATTTATGGTGTCGAAGTGAGCGACGAGGCCATGTCGCTTATCGAAAAGCATTACAGCCAAAAGGAGGAAATGGCGGCACAAATACAGGCGGGCATAGCCGAGGGGCAGGAGCAGCCCGAGGAAGAGGAAGAGGAAGAAGAGCCAATCCCACCCGCGCCGAAGGCGGCGGCAATTTTGCCGATGGATATTCAGCAGTTGAGCCGCGAGCTATCCATCTGGCAGAGCAAATGCCTATCTGCTCTGAGGCGCGGTGAACCGGCGGCAGACGTATCATTCGTGCCGGTACTCATTCCTGCCGAGAAACACGCTGCGATTGCGGCGCGCCTGGAAACGGCGACGACCGCCGAGGAAGTCAAGGCTGCATTCAGGGATGGTCAAAATTCAGCCATTGAAATTAGGCAGGATGGCACGTTGTTACTGGCCGAGCAACTAAAACGGGCGAACGATTTATTGGAGAGAGAGCTTGAACCGGCAATTACAAGCGCGGGCGCACCTGCTTGATACGGTGACCGATATTATCCGGGTGATAGATGGCGGCTGGATAGCTGCCAAACAACGGGACAGGCGCGAGCCGGGGCTGGCAGAGAAGGAGCGCAACCAGGCTCGATTGGCGCTTATTATCCGCCGCATGTTCAACCGCCAGAGGGAGCATATCCGAGAGCAGCTAGAAACGCTGAACCCCGAACGGAAGGCAGTGCTTCCGCCTATCGAGATGTTATTAGAGCCAGACAATGAGCTAGCCGCGCGTTTATTGGCAGCCCTAATCGCGGCAGCGCGGGATGGTGTGACGTTATTTGGCTCTCGTAGCCCTTTGCAAATTGATTGGAGCAGGACTAACAGTCGGGCAGCACGCTGGGCGCGCGAATATGTCTATGATTTGATTAATGATATTAACGCGACCACGCTGGAAACATTGCAAGATGTATTATCTCGTTTTGTGGAAACACCTGGCATGACTATCGGTGATGTGATTGCCGAACTGCCGTTCGATCCCGTCAGAGCAGAGCGGATAGCGATCACGGAGATAACTCGAGTATATGCAACTGCAAATCAATTGGCAGGCGAGGATCTACGCGATGAGTTTGGCGATGTGCGCGTGGTCAAGCAGTGGTTCACAAACGCGGATAGTCTGGTTTGCCCCTTGTGCGGTCCGTTGGATGGCAAAGAGGTGGGAATAAACGATACATTCTATCCGCCCCAAAGCAGATATGCGAATGGCGACCCGCCTCGCCATGTGAATTGCCGGTGCTGGACGGAAACGACAACGGCGTTAGCGGAGCTTGAAAATGACTGACGATTTTTTGAGGATCGATCTGGAAGGTATTGATAAAGTGATCGATGCTCTTACCCGCTTTCCCAAGCAAATAGGGCGTTATCTTGGGGCCGCGGGCGAAGAGGCTGCTAGGCGCGTCATATTCCCTACCGTGGGGCTGAAACGCTATCCGCCAGGGGGTCCGGGTGCGCCGCAAGCCCAAAATTGGACGGAGAAGCAACGCAAATTTTTCTTTGCCGCGTTAAGGGAGGGCAGGATCGAAGTCCCGTATCGCCGCGGTCAATCTCCTGGATCGGAGAGATATGGGACTCAATGGTATGCGAAGGCGTTGCGCGGTGGATTTCAGACCGAGATAGGCAACCGCGCTAGCTATGCTAAATGGCTGGCTGGGCCTCAGCAATCCCGATATATGGCTAATCGCGGCTGGCGTAAGCTAGTTGAGACGGCGCAAGAGAAGAGAGTAAATATCACGCGTGTATACCAGGCGTGGGTAGATAAACTATTGAGGGATTTGGGACTATGACAGACCGTGATTTATGGCTGATGATCCGGCGTGCGCTTCTGATGATCATCAAAGCGATTGAGAGGCGCTGGCTGGTCAGCGAAAATCTTGACACGAAACTCGACGATCATACCAGCGTTAGCGGATTATCGTGATATAATAACGGTAGCAATCAAAAGCGTCCGCGCCGTAAGGCCCCGGCATAGATAGGATACCGCCGCATTTTGCGCCCGTCTCACTTGGAGACGGGCGTTTTGTTTGTAGGGAGGAAATGTAATGCCAACACCGAACGCGGGGGAAAGCAGGGAGGATTTCGTCAGCCGCTGTATCCCAATGGTTATGCACGATGGCAGCGCCGAAAATCAAGACATGGCCGTTGCCATGTGCAACAGCATGTGGGAGGGAAAATCCCTGAATGAGGAAACCCTGGTGTACTTTGGCGAGGCAGTCAAAGCCCTGGGGGATGGCAAAATCGGCGGCTATCTGGTGCGCTTTACTACGGACAAGGACCCCGATCTAAAAGGTGAGTTTTTTACTAAAGATACCGATTTCGGTGACGCCGAAATCGGGACAGTCTATTACCAGCATGGGATGGATCCCGTGCTAAAGCGGCGCACATTTGGGAAAGCCAGCCATAAAGTCGATGATTTTGGGGTGTGGGCAGAGGCGCAACTCAAGTTGCGTGATGAATATGAGAAGTTTCTCTATGAGCTGGCAGAGAAAGGTAAGTTGGGCTGGTCATCTGGCACGGCTGCGCATTTGACGGAATA